CAGTCATGGAGTAAAGGTAAAAGAACTGGCTTTGATTATAAATTATATACACCATTTAATCCTGATCCAATAGGATCTTGGAACCCAATGACAAAAAGTTTTGGTGCTGTTGAAGAACCGCCAAGCAGTTTAATCCAACAAGAGATGACGTTGCTTGGTCTTCAAGACTATAAGATGTATGGTGATAGAGTAGTACCCAACCCCACTATTCAGTATCAAACAAGTTATATGTTGTCTCAAAAAATGCCATTCTTATTTAAGGCTTGGAAGGAAACCTTCCGATTAGGGGGCAACTATGGAGATAGAACTTATGATCAGTTAGGAAATGATTACACAAAGAAAAGGGATGCGCTGGAATCTTTTATAGATCAAACGATCTCTACACATAGTAAGGCTGTTCAAGAGCAACTTGATTCAGCAGTATTAAATCCTGAACTTAAAAGAAAAGTAGTGGGTTATGTTAGAAATCAATATGAACTGCAAGCAGCTATCTTTAATAGGTCTTATGGTAATTTAGATAAAGTTGTAAAATTCTATGGTGATGAGTTTGAGGGTGCAGAAACCAGCAAAGAGTATATAGAAAACGCAGGGTCTATTGAAGACGAAATCAACAGACGCCTGCGAATCATAGATTATATACCTAAGTATGACTTCAAAAAAGATATGAAGTTAGGAACTACAAGACAGATGTACGACTAGTCATCATCTAACATATAGTCTGCCCACTCATACGCTACTCTCTTTAGTTCAGACATTTGAGTTAGCCCCTTACTATTAGGTAGTAATCCAGCAAGAGCTTGTCCTGCTAGATAACGCCGAGCGGTAAGGGGCTTTATTGTTTTAACGTTACGCTTCTTTTTTATGTAGGTCTTTGCTTCGTTCTCTAATTCTTTGCTCATTATCACTTACTTTTTTTAAGTTAAAGAAATATGCAGTATTAAATCCATACTCCCAGCTTCTGTTGTTGTTACTATTTAATGAGTAGGGATTACCTAATCTGCCATTCTTAAATGACTTAGAACCTTCATCGTAGGGATTCATTTATGTACCTCTTTCATTGTTTCCATCATTTTATCCATGTACCACCTTGCTTTCTCCATATCCTCAACTGGTTTTTGTTTGTATCTATGGCGGTGTTGATACTTAACCATGTTCCCTTGGCAGTAAGCAATGAAACCTTCATTACCTAGCACCTGCTTAATATAATCTATACATTCTATATCACCTGTGTTATAATGAAAAGGTTTACTGACAGAGTTATACTCAGCAATAAGATTTTCGTCTGGTATTCTTGATGGCTTAATCATAATTTAATTAACTCCGCATTAGTATAAGGTATGTGGAAGAATAACTCACCTTTCTTAATTCGTCCACCGTGTGCTTCACCAAGGCTTTCTTTTGTAAGACAAGTGTCTTTAATTCGCCACACTTGTTTCATATCATTACGAAAGACGTAGAAGTTTAGCACCCCATTTATTCCCTCGTACTTATCTAACAACCTTTGTTTTCTTTCTGGTATCCTTATCTCTTTCCAGTACGTAGGCCAATCACCTGTCCACTGAGACTTAACCTCCGCTTCATTGAAGTAGGTGTAACCTTCTTTCTGAGACACTACATCTGCGTAGTAATCTTCCTCACTATTAATAATGATATGCCCCTTGCCCTCAAGTAATTGGATCAAAGTATCTTTAGCAATACCATCGTATTTTTTATATAAAGATTTGTTAAAATGTTTTCTTACTGCCATTTTATTTTCCTTCGTTTAGTTCGGTTTCATGTTTCTTTAGGTACTCATATGCATTGATTACCCTGTCGGATGAGTCTGAGAAAGCTCCCAGACCCACGTTACAGTGATGGCATACCCAACCTCTGTAGGTTTCAGTATCGTGACAGTGGTCAAGTACCCAACTCTGAAGTCTCTTTTGTCCCTTCCTAGATATCTCTTCTATACTCCTAGTACATATAGGGCATTTATAATTATCATCTGGGTAGATATGGATAGTCTTCAAGTGTTTAATTAAATTTGATTGATTCCTCGCACAAGTTCTACACTTTCTTTTGATCTCACCTGATAGCATATGTTGAAAGTTTTCTACTGGTTGCGTGACGCCACAGTTATTACACTCAAGACCCCCCTCAAAATGAACCTTTATATTTTCAAACATTTCTAATTGCATCAGACGATATCCACTAACTCACAGACATCACCGCTACATGCTAGTGTCTGCATACCAGAGGTATTGTCTTCCGCCTCATACTCTGAAAGCATTTCCCACTTAATTGATTTAGGCATACAGGATAGTAAAGTCTTATAGTCTGTCTTAGAACAATCCTGATAAGGTGCTTGCTGATATGTATGCTCATTGAATGGTAAGAAAGATACACCAGACATCTCATCAAAGTGTTTGTAAACAAACGCACCTACTTCAAACCACTCAGAGTTTTTAACGTTGATAGTAACGCTTGGTTTATGTTCACACCAATGGCGTTGATACATTAACCACATCTCTAGCTGTTCAATAGCAGACATGTCAGCAGTGTGTATTGCACCATCAGGTGACTTCATAGGGAAGCTGAACACAGTAGTCTGATCAGGCTTCATTACATCTGGTTGACTAGGTATCCCCTGATCTTTCATAAACTGTGTCAGTGGATCTTTATTGTCACCACGTACAGTACGAATATAATAGGGTGAATGCCTAGCGTGAATACCAGAGGCGGAATCAACAAGTTGTGATACCGTGCCGGAAGGTTTAACACATGAGATAGCAGCAGACACAGGGATACCAAAGCGTTCAGCCCACTCAGCGTTAGTAGTAACAGCGACATGTTTTAAATGCTCCAATGTTTGTGACAGACCTTCGTTCTTTAAAGTCATCAAAGGGTTATCCATTATACCTGTAAGTGATACACCTAGTAAACGTTCTGCTTCTGTGTTTGTTTGCCAGACTTTACGTAAGTAGGGGAAGTTAGTATAAGTACTTTGTATTGTACCTAAGATGGTTGCAATACGGACTTTCCGTTCAATGTCTTTTAATGTATCAGTTGCTCGTATAACTACCTCTGATAAATTACAAAATTCGTTTGGCCGTAAAATTATTTCTGAGCATGGGTTTGTCCCAAACTCGTAGTTTGTATCACGCCTACCATTTTTACCTGCTTGCTTTACACTAGCCTGACGATTGAAGATACCACGTTCACCACTACCGCTCTCCATTAGAGATGTCCACTCACGCATGAATGCCATACTGTCAGGCTTCTCAGTATAAGAAACAGAGTTGTTAGCTAATGCACGATGACCTGCATTCTCCCACCAGTTACCAGACTTAGCATGACGCATACGATCATCTGATAGATTTGAAAGTGAGATCATAGCACTGCGGCGTACACCCCCCACCACTACTACTTCTCCTATCTTACACATAAGATCATGACACTCAACACTAGACAACTTACGGCCTACTGCGCCTTTGAATGTAGTAATAGCAAAGTTAAACAGATCAACCAAAGGTGCAGGACCACTAGCCCTACCACCAAAAGTTTTTAGTCTTGCACCAGCGGGACGAACCTTACTTGTATCCCACTTAGGGATCTCACCAGCCCAAAGGAGTGCCAACACTTGACGAAGACCCTTAGCCCAACCTTCCTTACTATCCCTGATGACTACAGTAGTCTCGCTCTCAAAGAGCTTTGGCACATCTGGAAGCTTACTGATGAACTGGCGCTCAACACTGAAGCCAACACCAGTACCACACAACAAGACGAACATAGCTTCATCAAATGATTTCATGTCATCAACAGGTAGGTAACTACAGTTATACATACAAGTGTTATCACGCTGTGCAGCTTTACCAGCTGTCATCATTGATCGCATAGAAGGCATAACTTGAAGTCCAAGTATGCTATCACGTATTAAGTTGATATCTTTGGTTGCATCTTTTAGTATAGGCTTGATGATGTTATCCATATAACGTTCAACAGTTTCACCCCATGTTTCTCTGCGTCCCTTATCTTCTAGCCAACGAGCATAGCGACTCGTTGCAATAAAAGTTTGATAGTCAGTAGGTAGATAGTTATCTTTCATCGCTTGTCTCCACTTCCTTTAAGAACACCACGTGCTTCACGATCATTTAATTTATTCATATTAATATTAATTACCTGTGTTAAACTGCTGCCAAAGTAACTGGCAATAGAAGTATTATAGAAGTATACATCACCACACTCATTAAGTATATCCTCTCTATTAAATTCTTTGTCTCTGTACATCCTCTTTATCTTACCCGCAAGCTCCCCTGCTTCTTCACAAAGACCAAGGATGTTTTCCATTAGGCGGTCTGACGGGTCAGTAATAATTTTACCCTCTACAAAATCTGTATATCCGTCATAGGTTTCTATGTTTTCATCCGTTAGCATCTAGCAACTTCCTTAGTTTTTTTGACAGTAAATCTTTTAATACTTGTAAGGCATGTAATTGGTACTGTACTTGAGCCGAAACGTTTTGATTGTTTTGTAGCTGATGCAGTAAATTATTCTGCTCTTCATCAAAGGTATCAGTATCATACTCTGCCTCATCAATTGTAACTTTAGTCATGTTTAATCACCTCACATTGATCAATTGTTATATCATCTATGTCATACATAGCGTTAAGTGTTAGTTCCTGTAGTATCTCAGAGTGATCATTTATATCTACCTCTAAGAAGTTGGCATTTTTATCTACCTTTATTCTCAAGTTAAGCTCATACTCCAAAGTTAAAGTCCCCAGTTATACTCATAAAGAACGCAATGTCAATCATCATCATGCTCAATTTCAATTGGATCAATACTTGTTAGAAAGTATTTGACCATCTCATATGCATCGTCCCTAGTTTTAAAGTAGTATTCAATGTGCTGTATCTTACCATCTATCTCTACCTTACATAGGTTTATGTACATATCATCTTCGTCTTCATCTATGTCATTAGAATGTATTGGCCCCTCTATGACACTCCATATCTTATGGTTGGGTTTTCTTAGGTCTGAGTGGTAGGTCATCAGTTTTGTATCCTCTCAATAGAGATAAGTAATGCTGCAAGTTTACTACAACCAACCAAGGTTGTCTGTCTGATCTATAGAAGACAACTGGTGGGCCTTTGCTGTGGTTAGTAGCTTGATCCATCCAACCGTAGACTGTTTTTAATCCTGACTTCCTACGTTTAACTTCTATAGAT